CAAAAAGTTTTATAGTGTAAGATATTTTTATTATATTAATTATTAATTAAACAAAAACGGAGAAAAAAATGGCAATTGACTTAGATGCAATTAGACGCAAACTCGGAGATTTACAATCTCAAACAACTAGGACTTCCCACTTATGGAAACCAAGTCCAGGAAAAAATCAAGTAAGAATCGTACCTTACCAACATAACAAAGATAACCCTTTTCAAGAGTTATATTTTCACTATGACTTAGGCAAGAAGAATTATCTTTCGCCTGTAACTTTTGGTGAATCTGACCCAGTATTAGAATTTTCTGAAAAATTAAAATCAACAGGAAATTCAGATGACTGGAAACTTTCTAAAAAACTTGAACCAAAATTAAGAACATATGTTCCAGTATTGGTTAGAGGAGAAGAAGGAGAAGGTGTTAAACTATGGGGATTTGGTAAGCAAGTATATACTGAACTATTAGGATTTATTACAGATCCAGACTACGGTGATATTACAGATCCTTCTACAGGTAGAGATATTGTAGTAGAATTTACGCCATCTGAAGGTGCAGGTAGTTATCCAAAAACAACTATTAGAGTTAAACCAAATCAAACAGCAGCTACAACAGATAAAACTATAGCTGAAAAAATTATGACAGGTCAAGAAGATATTTTTAATATTTTCAAGAAGGTATCTTATGATGATTTGAAAAAAGCGCTAGAGGAATGGTTAGATCCAAGTACTGACGGTGAACAGGCAACTGGAGATTTACCATGGGAAACTAAAACAGATAACAAATCAGCTTCTACAACAGCTACACCAGTAGCAACACCAGTAGCAGCAACAAAGGTTAAAAGCACAGATGATATTTCAGCTGCGTTTGATGACCTATTTAATCAATAGGAGATAAGAAATGGATAATGAAAAACTGAGCAATGCTATAAAGGCTCTTGCAAAAGAACTAGAGGGTAGAGGACAAATGCATGGAATCGTACTAGAGTTAGTAGTACTTTTATTAAAACATGTTCGTGAGGAAAAGTAATATGGGAAATCAAGAAAAAGACGCATTAGCAGAACAGCTTGCAACGTCATTAAATAAGAAATTTAAAGACTATAAAGTTGCATATTTTCTTGACGGATCTGAAGACACACCTACAGACTTAACTGAATGGATATCCACAGGCTCATCAATGCTAGATTTATGTATATCAAATAGACCTAATGGAGGAATACCAGTTGGTAGAATTACCGAAATAACTGGATTAGAAGCTTCAGGAAAGTCTTTAGTAGCAGCTCAAATTTTAGCAAATACACAAAAAGCAGGAGGTTTAGCTGTTTACATTGATACTGAAAATGCAATAAATGAGGAATTTTTACAAGCATTGGGTATTGACACAGCAAAATTACTTTATATTCAATTGGAAACAGTTGAAGACATATTTGAAGTAATGGAAAATATCATTTTAACTGTTAGAGAAGGTGAAAAAAATAGACTAGTCACAATAGCCGTAGATTCTGTGGCTGCAGCAACTACCAAAGTAGAACAATCTGCAGATTATAGTAAAGACGGTTGGGCAACTAGTAAAGCTATTGTATTATCAAAGGCAATGCGTAAAATCACAAACATGATTGGACGACAAAGAATTGCATTGGTATTTACTAACCAACTTCGACAAAAAATGGGAGTTATGTTTGGAGACCCTTGGACTACTTCTGGTGGAAAAGCTATTGCTTTTCATGCTAGTTGTAGACTAAGGCTAAAACCAGCTGGTCAAATAAAGGCAACTGTAAATGGCCAAGCGCAAACTGTAGGTATTAAAACAAAATGTGTAGTTGTTAAAAATCGTATGGGACCACCATTGAGAACAGCAGAATTTGATATTTATTTTGATAGTGGAATAGATGACCTTGGTAGTTATCTTACTATTATGAAAGCATACAAATTACTTAAACAAGGTGGATCATGGTATACTTACACAAAGGCAGATGGAACAGATTGGAAATGTACTTCAAAAACTTGGAAATCTACGTTATTAGAAGACGAAGCACTAAGAACAGAAATATATAATCTTATTTGTGACACATTGATAATGGACTACAAGAGTGAAGACTTAGGTATTGACGATGTAGAAATTTCAAATGAACCAATTCCAGAAGGATAAGCAGTAAAATTTGTATATCCACAAAATTGCAAGGACTCAGTTGAAAAATTGGGTCCTTGCATTTTTACTGTTAATAACTTTTTCCAAAATAACTAGCCAGAATTTTTTTATGTCAATAAAATTGGTTATATTTAACTATAAATAAATAATATGAAAGAAAGCTACAAAGAACTACTACAAGGTCTCAAAGAAGACACAACTCCAAAGCATCAAAACGACAGAATTTTAATCATAGACGGATTAAATACATTCATTAGAAGTTTTGCAGTAAACCCGAGTACAAATGAAGATGGAATACATGTTGGTGGTATGACTGGTTTCATGCATTCAATAGGATATGCAATTAGAAATATAAGACCAACTAGAGTTATTATATGTTTTGACGGCAAAGGTGGTAGTCAAAGACGTAGAAAAATATTTCCAGACTATAAAGGAAATCGTAGAGTTAGAAAGCATTTAACAAGAGCAAACACTTTTCAGTCTATAGATGATGAAAGAATCTCTATGGGTCAACAAATAAATAGACTAACTCAATATCTAGAAACATTACCATTAACTGTTTTGGCACCAGAAAATATTGAAGCAGATGATGCAATGGCATATATTTGCCAGCAAGTTTATCCAAAAAGTCAGTGCATCTTAATGTCAACTGATAGAGACTTTTTACAGTTAGTAGATGATAGAGTTCAAGTATGGTCTCCAACAAAAAAGAAGTTTTATGCTAGAGAAACCATCAGACAGGAATTTGGAATAGATTCAAAAAACTTTATCATATTAAAATGTATAACTGGTGATGGTTCAGATAATATCCCAGGAATAAGAGGTGCTGGAACAAAATCACTACAGAAAAGACTGCCAATTTTATTTAAAGACGAACTAATTCAAATATCAGATGTTATTGATTATGTTAATGAAAATGGAGATAATACACAATTATCTAAAGCACTTCAAAAGTCTAAAGAAATGCTAGAAACCAATCACAAATTAATGCAATTACAAGACGTAGATATATCAGGATATTCTAAAGAGTCTATCATCAATATAGTACGATCAGATATACCTAGATTAAATAAAAAAGAATTTGAATCAATGATATTAGAGGATCACCTAAATGGAATATTTAAGAATCCTGCTCTTTGGTTAAGAGAATCATTTTTGCCATTAGATAATATCATAGGAAAATAACATGAGTAAAGAAAAGTTAAGCACATACGGATACAGTTTTCAATGTAAGTTGATAGCTAGTTTATTCAAGGATCGAGTATTTCTACAGCAAATTATAGATATATTAGATCCTTCATACTTTGAATCAGAAGCAAATATTAGTATTGTACAAAACATCAAAGACTATTTCTTTGAATACAAACAGTCTCCTACTATGGAAGTAATGTCTGTAAAAATCAAAGAAATAGATAATGACATGTTGAGAACTCAGGTTGTAGAACATCTTAAAGATTCATATAAACAATTAGATGCACCTGATCTAGAATTTGTTAAAGAGCAAACAATAAAGTTCTGCAAAAATCAGGTATTAAAGTCTGCAATTATGGAATCTGTTAATCTTCTTGCAAGAGGAGAATATGACCAGATAAAAATGACAATAGATGCAGCAATGAAAGCAGGTTTAGAAAAAGCAATAGGTCATGAATATATTGAACATGTCGATGAACGATACTTGGAGTCAGTTAGAAATACCGTTGCAACAGGTTGGGATGTCGTTGATGATATTGCAGATGGAGGTTTAGGAAAAGGTGAATTAGGCGTAATGGTTGCACCATCTGGTATTGGTAAGTCATGGGCATTAGTAAATGTAGGAGCAGCTGCTGTAAAGGCTGGTTTAAATGTAATACACTATACACTTGAATTAAATGAAGCTTATGTAGGACTAAGATATGATGCTGTATTAAGTGGAATACAGGCACAAGAACTTAAATATCATATAGATGAAGTTAAAGATATTGTTGGAAAGCTAAAAGGAAATCTAATTGTAAAGTATTATCCAACTAAAGGTGGAACTGTGAATACTTTAGCAAGCCATATTGAAAAATGTAGAATGCAAGGATACGATCCTGACTTAATCATAGTAGATTATGCAGATTTATTAAGAGGACATGGTAAAGAAGTACGACATGAACTTGGTAATATTTATGAAGATTTAAGAGGATTAGCTGGTGAACAAGAAATACCATGCTGGACAGCATCACAAGCAAATAGATCTGCACTTAGTGACGACATCATTGGAGCAGAAAAAATAGCAGAATCATATGCAAAAATTATGACGGCAGATCTAGTAATATCACTAAGTAGAAAAATAGAAGATAAATTAGCAAATACTGGTAGATGGCACATAATTAAAAATAGATTCGGTCAAGATGGAATTACATTCCCGAGTAAGATGAATGCAAGTAATGGTCAAATAGACATACATACTCCAGATTCATTAGACGGTCAAGAAGCTCAGCAAAATATGGATAATCATTCTGAATATCTTAGAAAAGTTTTGAAAAGTAAGTATGATAAAGAATCTTAAATATGTATATATCGATATTTATTATAGACTGGCTGAAGCCGGTCATTTCTATCTAATATCAAAAAATAATAAAGGGAAGAACTAATATGGAAGTATCAAATCAAATATTATCAGAAATAACAGTTTATATGAAGTACGCAAAATACGTACCAGCATTAAATAGAAGAGAGACTTGGGAAGAATTGGTGACAAGAAACAAAGAGATGCACCAAAAGAAGTTTCCAATGTTGAAAGATGAAATAGAAGAAAAATATAAATTAGTATATGATAAAAAAGTTCTTCCATCAATGCGTAGCTTACAGTTTGGTGGCAAGCCAATTGAGATATCACCAAATAGGATTTATAATTGTGCATATTTACCTATAGATTCTATTGATGCTTTTAGTGAAACAATGTTTTTGTTGTTAGGTGGAACAGGTGTTGGATATTCTGTACAAAGACATCATGTTGAAAAACTTCCAGCAATACAAAAACCATGGCCAAAAAGAAAAAGAAGATTCTTAATAGGAGACTCTATAGAAGGATGGGCAGATGCAGTAAAAGTTTTAATGAAATCATACATGAATGGTGGTGGTAGTAGAGTTGAGTTTGACTTTTCAGATATTAGACCTAAAGGCGCACAACTTGTAACATCTGGTGGTAAAGCTCCAGGACCTCAACCACTAAAGGAATGTATTCTAAAGATTAAAGGAATATTAGAACAAAAAGAAACAGGCCAATATTTAACTACACTGGAAACACACGACATTGTATGTCATATCGCAGATGCAGTTCTTGCTGGAGGTATTAGAAGAGCAGCACTAATTAGCTTATTTAATGCAGACGATGACCAAATGATTGGCTGTAAAAGTGGTAATTGGTGGGAGTTGAATCCACAAAGAGGTAGAGCCAACAATTCTGCAGTATTAATGAGACACAAAATCACAAAGGAATTCTTTTTAGACCTTTGGAAACGTGTAGAACTTTCAGGAGCTGGAGAACCAGGAATTTATCTAAATAATGACAAAGATTGGGGAACAAATCCATGTTGTGAGATTGCCTTAAGACCAAATCAGTTTTGTAATCTTTGTGAAGTAAATGTAAGTAATATAGAATCACAAGAAGACCTAAATGAAAGAGTAAAGGTAGCATCTTTCATAGGAACACTTCAGGCTGGTTATACTGAATTTCATTATTTAAGACCTATTTGGCAAGAAACTACTGAAAAAGAAGCACTTATTGGAGTTTCAATGACTGGTATCGGTAGTGGTACTGTATTAGGATATGACATGAAAAAAGCTGCAAGTGTTGTTAAACGAGAAAATACAAGAGTAGCAAAAATAATAGATGTTAATCCTTCTGCAAGAACAACAACTGTTAAACCTGCAGGCACAACATCTCTAGTACTAGGTACAAGTTCAGGTATTCATGCATGGCATAATGACTATTATATTCGTAGAATAAGAGTAGGTAAAAACGAATCTATATATCAGCACTTAATCAATAATCACCCAGAATTAGTTGAAGATGAATACTTTAGACCACATGATACTGCAGTAATTCAAGTACCGCAAAAATCACCAGCTGGATCTATTATGAGAACAGAATCTCCATTTAGTACATTAGAAAGAGTTAAAAAAGTCGCAACAGAATGGGTAAAACCTGGCCACAGAAAAGGCTCTAACAGCCATAATGTATCTGCAACAATAAGTCTAAAACAAGATGAATGGGATCTTGCTGGAGAATGGATGTGGGAAAATAGAAATCATTACAATGGCTTATCAGTATTACCTTATGACGGTGGTACATATACACAAGCTCCATTTGAAGATATTACAGAAGCAAAATATGATGAGATGATGAAGTCATTAAACGATGTAGATTTATCAAGGGTTATCGAGATTGAAGACAATACAGATTTATCAGGAGAATTAGCATGTGCAGGAGGAAGTTGTGAAATTACCTGATTGGATCCAAGAGTTATACCTTAAAGAAATGGTGTATAAAGGCACTGAAGGTGAGAAAACTCATGACAAGCATGGAAGAAATGTCGAAGAAACTAAGGCAGATAACGGAAGAGATAAAAAACTTCCAAAAAAACTGCAGTCACAAAAACCAATTCATTAAGTTTGACGATAAACAAAATGCAAGATGGTTTTGTGCAAGGTGCGACAAAATGATTCGAGTACCAAGTAAGAAAGAACTAGAAGATTGGATTCAGAAATGAAATATGTTATAGGAAATAATTTAGTTGCAACAATGGCGACGTATCTTTTGCCAAATGTTAAACACTTAAAATCACCGTCACCAGACCTAGATAATTGGAATATAGAAACTTTTTACATTCCATATTATTGCTTAGACTTTGTAAAATCTGTTTTTCCAGGTGCAAACCTTTCAAAATATGAACTTAGAACCATGTATGATATGAGAGCAACTCTATCAGCAGTTAAGCCTAAGAACTTTGACCAAATATATAAGCTTTATACTAGAGGAAAAACAAACGTAGAAAAAGAATATCTACGAACAATTTCAGAATCTTTAGATGTAATCTCAATAAATGGAGAATCACCATTAAATTCGCTTATTATTTTGTATGAAGAACTTCAAAAACTAACTGCAGAAAAAGTTGAAGAAACTACTATAAAGGAAATAGATCCTGACCAAAGATTAATAAAATTAGCAGATGGAATAGAATATGTGTATGATAAACTTATATACACGGCAGATTTACCCAGCTTATTAAGTCTTGATTCAAAAAATGTTATTGAATACTCTATAGAGAAAAACTATGCAAATGGAGAAACTTTTTCAATGCCTGTAGTTGATAAGTACATATATAAGTGTAAATTAGAAAATGAAAATGATATTGAAATCTCTAAAATATTCAATCAAATTGCAACGGTAGGAAAGCCGTGGTTTAGAAAGATATACTTTAATGGAAGTGTAGTTTACGAATCACTTAAGCAAATATTTGATGAAAAAATAGAAGGCAACTCTGTTCAAGAATATATAGAAGAGTCTCAAATAACAAATACGTTAGGCATAACAAAGGTTACAGGAATTGACTTACTTGGAAAATGTGCTGAGTGGAACAACTCAGTTGGATTTGGACATGTAATCCGTAGATGTAATTCATTACTTGAATATTACGGAGATGATGAAAAAAACCATAAAATAATTTTTCCAGGTCAAGAAAATTTATTATATTAACATATATGAAAAAATACGAAAATCTACACGACTGCTTTCAGTCTAGGCTACAGGATATTACTTACAATGGTAGTAAGGTTATGAGTAATAATAGTTCACAAACTGAGTTGTTATTTCAATCTATGGAAATAACAGATCCAACAAAACTATCTATTGACCATCCATCAAGAAAATTTAATCCTGTATATTCTGTTTTAGAATTTTTATGGTATCTATCTGCCCATAAGAAGACTAACAATATTGGTAAATGTGCAAACATCTGGTTAAAGATACAAGACGATCAAGAAGAAGTAGAATCTAATTATGGCACGTATATTCTTGGAGAACAGTGGGATTGGATACTAAATGAATTATCGAATGATAAAGACTCAAGACGATGTACAATTGTAATCCATCAACCTCATCATAAAACCAAAAATGCAAAAGATCTTCCATGTACGCAGTATCTACAATTTTTTATTAGAGATAATCGTCTACATCTTGGTGTAAATATGAGAAGCAATGATATTATCTTTGGCTTTTGTAATGATGTCTTTAATTTTGCATTGTTTCAACAACTAATGTTAAATGAATTAAGAGACATATATCCTGAGCTTAAATTAGGCTCATACCACCACCATGCAGGCAGTTTACATTTATATGATACTCACTATAATATGCGAGATAATATTATGATGGATAATTGTTTCACTGAGGATACAGTTTATGAGTTATGGCCATATATAACTAGAGAATATATTGAAAGAATGAATATATCATTACCAAAAGAAGATATGCCAAAACTAGAATTATTGGCATTTACCAAACAACAAATGAAAAAACTATTTATATGAAAAAAGACAAATTAAATGAAGCTTATAAATTAGATATGAAAAATAAGATGAAATCAAAAGAATCAATACTAAAAACCGCTGACGATGTAGTAAACCATAGGTCAGAAGAAAAAGAAAGACAATACGGACCTTTTAGTGAAGGCATGGAACGTGCTGCAAAAATAGCAAGTGGCATGACAGGAAAAGACTTTACAGCAGAAGACATGTTTTCTGCATTAGTTGCACTTAAACTATCTAGACATTCTTATAACTATAGAGAAGATAATCTATTAGACTGTGTTGCATATATTGGAGCTTTAGATAACTATATAAAGGAGAAAAACAAATGAAAATAAATGTTATGAAAATTGGTGCTACCATCAATGCAAATAATGGAAGCATACTTACTGACGAAATAAACGTCGTTACAAAAATGTTATCTGATTGTGGACATGACGTGCACTATCATACTACTAGAACTAGAAATATGATACCTTTACCACATGCAACTTTTCATGATCTAGCAGAAGTTACAGACACTTCATTTAGTGAATATGATGCATTGTTGGTATTTAATGGAAATGCAAACTTTTATGGTGGGCAAGAAGCAAGAGGTGATCTAATGGCTTATAAATTTATCAATAAGTCTAAATGTCCTGTATTTTACTTTCTAACAGATTGGTTATTACCATTACAACAGTTATGGCCAAATGTAGAGAAAAAACAAGTACAATATCATTGGGATAATCAATATACAAGAGATGAAATTGAAGTTGTTAGAGAAGATATTATTATGATATCACAAATCTATAATATGGAAACACTTCAAGAAAAATATCTAGACAAAAGAGGAATATTATATGCAGACATTATTTATTTCCCATTGCAAGATTTTATTATACATGAATATAAACCAATCCCTCTAGTAGAACAACACGATAGATGGTTAGATTTGATTTATGGTGGTACTTTTAGAGGTGGCCATAGACAAGATAAAATGATTGAATATTACTTTGATTATCCTGAAGATTTAAACATACAGATGTTTGGAAATTTAAAGCCAGAACACTTTAATAAAAAGAAAACTACTGATATGAGGTTTCCTGACTTCATTAGTAAGAAGGTTAAACATAGAGAATTTTTTGACAGAATGCAAACTGCAAAGGCAACTGTAACAATCAGTGATAAGTTATACGAAGGATCAGCAATATCAAACAGGACAAATGAATCTATAATTGGAAATGTTGTATCATTTATTGATATAGGATATGATCCTCAAATGAGAATATTTAATGATAAGTTGTTGCGCAAGTTTAATTATGTAGAGAAAAAGTCTGATGTTATAACTAGATTAAAATATTTAAAGAATAATCCTGAAGCATTTACTGAAATAATAAAAAGACAATATGCAGATGCAACAGGAAAAATGTCAAAAGAACAATATTACAAATCATTTGTAAATATATTAGAATCAAAATTAGAAAATAGAGAAGTAGAGGAAATTCAATGGTTTCAGAATTAAAATTTGTAAAAGTAAAAAATGTAAAAAGTCCAAGTAGAGGAACAGAAGAAAGTGCAGGTATAGACTTCTTTGTTCCAGATGACTTTGAAACACTGGTATTATTACCTGGAGAATCATGCTTTATTCCAAGTGGAATTAAGGTTAGTTTACCTAGTGGCCATGTTTTAATAGCATTTAATAAAAGTGGAGTAGCAGTAAAGAAAAATTTGCATGTTGGTGCATGTGTAGTAGATGAAGATTATCAAGGAGAATTACATCTAAACTTGACAAACACAGGAAATCAACCACAAATAATTGAAAGAGGTGACAAAATAACTCAATTTGTTTTATTACCTGTAAATTATGCAACTCCTATAGAAGTTCAGCCAAAAGATCTATACAATAAAAAATCAGAACGTGGTGAAGGTGGATTTGGAAGCACAGGAACAAAATAATTGTTAATAACTTTTTTGAAAATAATTACCCAGGATTTTCCTGTGTTAAAAAAATTGGTTATATTTATACTATAAATAAAGAAAAGGTTATATGAAATTATCAAGGCTATCAAGCAAGTTTGACAAGGGCTTCTTTAATATGTATCAATTTGGGTACAATGAAGATGACGACAAGTTAGGCGTAAAAGTAGACAGAATAAAAGACTACTTCTTCTATTCTGCAGAACATATTGACGATATTTTAGATATTAGACAGTTTGATTGTAAACGAACTGACTTATATAATACCCTATACGGTGACAAAGTGTATAAGGTATATTATACTGCAATTAAAGCAAAGAACGAATTAGTTCGTAAATATCCAGATAGAATACATCAAGCAGATGTCACACCAGAATTTAAGTATATGTTAGATCGAAAGTTAGAATGGTCAAGCAAACGACATATAATGTATTTTGATATTGAGACTTGGTTTGACCCAGAACAACCAAAAGCAAACATGCCTCACAAAGCAATGATGCCTGTAACTTCAATTGTTTGTTATTCTAACTTTCATAAAAAGTATTGGGTAATATCTTGGCATCCAGAACATACAAAAGATTATGATGAGCCAAAAATAACTGAAAAAGACAACGTCAATTACATGCTATGTAAAGATGAAACTACGGTGTTATTAAGTTTTATTGAATTACTAGGCATAATGAAAACAGATGTTCTTACAGGATGGTATTCTGCAGGTTATGACCTTCCATATATCATAAATAGATGTAAAAGACTTGGTCTACCTTATGAAAATTTATCACCTCTAAAGGATGTTTATATTAAAAAGCGTGGTGAATATTGGAGAATAAATATTAAAGGTTTAGACCATGTAGATATGATGGAAGCAGTTCAAGATATGGGTTATAACCTTCCTAACTGGAAACTTACAACTGCAGTAAAAGAAATTATAGGCGATGCAGATCTAGACAAACTTACAGAAGTTACATGGCGAGATTGGATTGATAACTATAAAGGATTCATTGAGTATGGTATACGAGATGTCGAAATACTTGCAGAATTAGATAAAAAAATACAGATATTCGACTTATATACTACACTTCAACAGATCGCGCATACTGACACGTTAGGTGGTACATTCCACAAGTCAATGGTGGTTGATAACTACATATTAAAAGAGAATCATGGAAAGATTGTATTTCCAACAAGACATACAAGAGCAAAACAACAATATGCTGGTGCTATAGTTTTTAATCCTAGAGATCCTGGTAGACATAAAGATGTTACTGTGATGGATTATACTTCACTTTATCCTACCTCTATTATGGCATTTAATATTAGTCCTGAAACTTTCATAGTATCAGAGAAGTCTTGTAAGAAGATGGGTATTAAAATTGAAGATGTTATTCAAAAGCTTAAAGATGATGGTATAGGCTTTATTGATACTGGTACTCCAAAAATAAATGGTGTGCCAGAACTCTTTGGTGAAAGATATCTTTTCTATGACCATGAATACAAATTAGGTTTACTTCCACAAGTATTAAGAAAGTTATTTCTACAAAGAGTTGAAGTAAATAGAGGCTTAAAAGCTGGTGAATATGCAGGAGATGAAGCTGTTGCAATGGATAAAAGACAGCAAGCATACAAATTAGTACTTAACTCTGCATATGGTGCAATGGGATTCAACTTCTTTAGACTGTATAGACCAGAATGTGCAGATGGAATTACATATTTTGCAAGACAAGCTCTTAAGTTTGCATCATTAAAGTTTCAAAACTTAGACCATTATGTATTATATGGTGATACTGATTCTATATTTGTGAAATCAAATGGAAGTAGTGAAGATGAAATGAAAACTAAGTTAGTTGAATTTAATAAACAGCTTAGAACAGAACTTGTAGAAAAGTATAATCCTGGCATTACAGATGAGTATATGCACATGGATCTAAAGTTTGAATATGACTTAGAATACATTTATTTTGGTGATTCTAAGAAAAGATATTACTCAATCATTAGAGAATCTGGTAAAAAGTATATTAGAGGTATGAACATTATTCGTAAAGATACTCCAGAATTTATGAAAGGTGCACTAAATAAAATAGCAGAGCTAGCAGTTAGAGGTACTTTAACAATGGAGCATTTAACATTATTGCGTAAAAAGATTGAAACTGTAGACTATAAACTTATGGGAATAAATAAGAAGTTTACAAAGGCATTTGATATGTATAATAAGACTATGCCACAACATGTTAAAGCTTCTTTTTGGGCAAATGAAAAACTAAACACAACAATATCGCACACAGATACTCCATTATTGTTTTACATAAAAAGTAATTGTGAAGATGATAAAAAGATAAAACAAAGACAACAAGCCATTTGTCTTAATGAAGACGATTTACATTTAGTAGATGAAAGAAAAGACGTATTCGAACTAGACTATGAAACATTTTTCAAAAAACAAGTATTAGACCAATTAGATGAGTTTGATAAAATAGAAGAAGTAAAAAATTTAGTAGAAACATATAGAAATGATGCAAAATCAACAAAGTAATTGATATTTATATTATATAAAACGGTTATGAATATTATTAAAAAGGAGAAAAGGTTATGAATATAGAGCCAATAGCAGGCAAAATCTTATTAAAGAAATTATCAGTAGAACAAACAGCAGGTGGTGTTATTATGCCAGACATTGCTCAAGAAGGAGCAAATGAGGCAGAAGTAGTGTCAATAGGACCTGCAATTATCACTCAATCAGGAAAAGAAGTACCTATTCAATGTTCTATTGGAGATAAAGTATTGTATCCAAAATTTGGTGCAAAGGCTGTTGATATAGAAGGAGAAGAATTCTTAATCATAAATGAAGCAGAATTATTTCTAATATTTAAGGAGAGAAAATAATGTCAAAGAGAGACTTAACATTCGGAAAAGACGCTAGAAAAGAATTAAAAGCTGGCGTAGACAAATTAGCTGACTCAGTTTCAGCAACACTTGGACCAAAGGGTAGAAATGTGGTAATTGAAAAAGAATTTGGTAAATATATTTCAACAAAAGATGGAGTTACGGTTGCAAAAGAGGTAGAACTAGAAAGTACTCTAGAAAATGCTGGAGCTCAAATGGTAAAAGAAGTTGCTAGTCAAGTTAATGATGAGGCTGGAGATGGAACAACTACTGCAACAGTTTTAGCAAGAAAAATGTATGTTGATGGCTTACAGTTGATTAGTAATGGTGCAAATCCAATAGATCTTAAAAGAGGTATGGATAAGGCAGTAGTAGAGGTTTCAGAGGCTTTATCTAAACTAGCTAAAGAAGTAAAAAATTCTAGTGAAATAGCCGAAGTAGGTATGATATCTGCAAATAACGATGAGTTTATCGGTAATCTAATATCAGAAGCTATGGATAAAGTTGGTAGAGAAGGAGTAGTTTCTGTAGATGAGTCTCAAACAGCAGAGACTATTTTAGAAACTGTAGAAGGTATGCAATTCGAAAGAGGCTATCTTTCTCCATACTTTATTACAAATAATAATCAAATGCAGGTAGAACTTGAGAACCCTTGGATATTATTATTCAACAAAAAAATATCAACAATCAAGGGTATTGTAAAGATTTTAGAAGCTTGTATACAACAAAACAAACCTCTTCTAATAATTGCAGAAGATATTCAGTCAGAAGCACTTGCTGCTTTGATTGTAAATAAAATGCGAGGAACAATGAAAGTTGCAGCTGTTAAGGCTCCTGAGTTTGGAAAAAGACGAGATGAAGTTCTAGAAGATATTGCAGTTCTTACTGGAGCAACAGTTGTTAGTACAGAAAAAGGAATGACACTAGATAGAGTAACAGAGGAAATGTTTGGTACTGCTAGAATGGTAACAATAAATAATAAGTATACTACTATTGTTGATGGTGCAGGTAAATTAGAAGAAATAGAGTCAAGAGTAGAGGAAATAAAGTCTACAATTGATGGAGCTGATTCACCTTATGAAGTAGAAAAAGCTCAAGAAAGACTGGCTAAACTTTCAGGCGGTGTAGCATTGATTAAGATTGGTGCAGAATCAGAACTTGAAATGAAAGAAAAGAAAGATAGAGTTGAAGATGCGCTTAATGCAACTCGAGCTGCATTAGATGAAGGAATTATTCCTGGAGGTGGTGTAGCATTAAGATGGTTAGTTGATGATGTACATGGAAGAATAAATGCTGACTTTGAAAACCAAGACCAACGAAGTGGTATAGATATAATACTAAGTGCATGTAAAGAACCTTTTAATATAATCATGAATAATGCTGGATTAGATGGTGAAACTTGTTGGAATGATGAGATACTTCCAAAAGCAGACAGAAAAAATACAGTCAACTGGTCAGAGGATATGAAATGGGGATACGATGCAAGAAAAGAAGAAGTAGTAGATATGTATGCTGCAGGTATTATTGACCCTGTAAAAGTAACAAGAGTAGCTCTTGAAAAAGCTGTTTCAGTTGCAGGTACAATGTTGCTTACTGAATGTATGATAACAAAACAACCAAGTGATAACGAAGAGCCTAATCTAGGAGCAGGTGGATTTGGAATACAATAAACGGAGATAAAAATGGACAATAATTTAGGAAATGCGTTAAAAGGAATGGCACCAGCAGACTTGCCAGATGTAGTATGTGATAAATGTGGCAATCCAACATTTAGACAGGTAGTTTTATTAAAGAAGGTATCAGCAGCAATTGCACCTTCAGGTAATACTAGCTTTTTACCTATGCCAGTTTTTGAATGTAGCCATTGTGGTCATGTTAATGACGAACTGCTACCAAAACAGAACCAATCACCACTATCTAGCTCATAGTTATGAGTAAAATAGAAGACTCTGTATGTAAAAAGATACAGGACAGGGCAAAAGTTGGCAAGGAAAAATATGGCGTAACCATGGAGAGAGATGATTTATCATTAAAAGAATGGATGATACATTTGCAAGAAGAACTCATGGACGCTGTAGTATACATTGAAAAAAACTTAGAAGAATCTGGTAAAAAATAACGTTACCAGATTTTTTTATGTCATAAATTTTTATTATATTTATATATGCAATTAAAAACACCCAAAGATTTAGCCATCAAGGCTCGTATGCTAGGAAAAAAGACTGTATCATATAGTCAATTTTCTAGATATAAAAACTGTCCAAAATCATGGAAATTAGCATATATAGATAAGGAAACATCGTTTGACCCATCTATATTTCTAATATTCGGAACAGCTTTTCATGAGACACTACAAAGTTATTTAGATACTATGTATAAAGAATCAATAGTAGCAGCAAATAACCTCGACGTAAACAATATTCTATTAACTTCAATGCGTACAGAATATGCAAAGGTTGTAAAGGAATGTGGACAAGATTTTTCAGATCCACAACAACTTGCAGAGTTCTATCAAGATGGAGTTGAAATAATGGATTGGTTCAAAAAGAAAAGAGGAGCATACTTTTCAAAAAAGAATACAGAACTAGTAGGAATTGAAATGCCAATCTTACATACAACAGAATCTAATGAAAATGTTATGTTGATGGGATTCTTAGATGTTGTAATGCAAGAACATGGAAAGATAAAAATTTATGATATTAAAACCTCAACACGAGGATGGAAAGCTGCACAAAAAAGTCAAAATGGCGACCAACTTAGACTATATAAAAACTTCTTTTCTAAGCAATATAATGTAGATGAAAAAGATATTGAAGTAGAATACTTTATATGTAAGCGTAAGCTTTGGGAAAATTGTGACTTTCCACAAAAAAGAATTCAAGTAGTAAGACCTGCATCAGGAAAACCTTCATTAAACAAGGTTATGAGACAACTTGATAGTTTTATATCAAATGCATTCACTCCAGAAGGCAAACATAATAAAGAAGCAAATTATCCTGCAACAGCAGGAATTAAGAGAGCAAATTGCAAATGGTGCGAATACAGAGACAGAGAAGATCTTTGTCCAAAGGCAGATCGAATAGTGGAATGAAAGTTGGAATAATCGGAAGTAGCCATTATGAAAATAGAAAGAAAATAAAAGAAACTATTTTTAAACTAAAACATAAGTTTGGAAGTGATTTAACAATAGTTAGTGGAGGATGTATTAATGGAGCAGATAAGTATGCAAAGAAATATGCGTTAGAACTTGGCTGCAATTACTTAGAATGTAATCCAGCACATACTCCTAAAAATTTATATTCATACATGAGAGAAGATTGGTACGGAAAACAGTATTCTATACGAAATTTTCATGTTAGAAATAAGATAATGGTTGGTTTGATTGATAGAATAATAGCATTTGTTCCAGAAGGAGTAAGCTCTAATGGAACTATAAGCACACTAAATTACGCTAAAAAATTTAGTAAAAAATGTATTGTAATAACTTAACTTTCTAAATATATCCATATATTTATATATATAGATTTAGGAGAATAGTTATGAAGAAAACAAAATTAACCTCAGTTAAAATTGATGTTGTTGCACAAAATAAATTTAAGTACATTTGTCTAGAAAATGAAATGAATTTTCAAAAGCTAGTGAATAGATGTTTACTTTTGTACATAGAAGATAGAGATTTTAAGAACAGGATAGATAAGTTTGATTTTCAAATATTAAAAAAATAGTTAAGGGAAAAGGTTATGAATAGCATGAATTTGCCAAAGCTTAAGGCGGTAGACCCGAATAAGCCCAAAAAGAAAACAATTTTATTATTATCAGATGACTTACGACTTCATTCAGGAGTAGGTACAATGTCTAGAGAGATAGTGTTAGGTACATCTCACTTATTCAATTGGGTACAAGTCGCTGGAGCAATTAATCATCCTGATAAGGGAAAAAGATTTGATGTTTCTGAAGATATAAACAAGGAAATGGGAATAGATAACGCAAGTGTTATATTATATCCAGTAGATGATTATGGAAACGCAGAGATTGTTAGACAGTTAATGACTACTCATACTCCAGATGCAATTTTACATTTTACAGATCCAAGATTCTGGGGATGGCTATATCAAATGGAACACGAAATAAGACAGTACATGCCACTAATGTATTTGAATATTTGGGATGATTTACCTTATCCTCATTGGAATGAAAATTTTTATGAGTCTTGTGATTTACTAATGGCAATATCAAAGCAAACGTACAATATAAACAATCAAGTTTGTCAAAGAAAGCCACGTATTGAAGGTGTAGATTTAACGTACGTTCAACACGGAATAAATGATAAAGTTTATAAGCCTATAACAGAGTCTGACCCAGAATTCAATGACTATTTTAACTTTATTTCTGATAGAGGATATGGTGAATTTGAAACCATTTTCTTTTTCAACAGTAGAAATATTAGAAGAAAAATGGTGAGTGACCTTATATTATCATATAGACTTTTCTGTGACTCACTGACAAAAGAAGAGTCAGATAAATGTTTACTATTATTACACACAGATCCAGTAGACCAAAATGGAACAGATTTACCTGCACTTATTAAGGCTCTTTGTCCAAAATATAATGTTCAGTTTTCATCTGGTAAACTGCCTAACAACGAATTAAATTATCTATATAATCTTGCAAGTATGACTTGTCAACCTAGTTCAGCAGAAGGTTTTGGACTTAGTGTAATGGAATCTATTATGGCAGGAACACCTGTCTTAGGAAGTGTAATTGGAGGTATACAAGACCAACTTGGATTCACTAAAGATGACGGAACACCTGTAACTCTATCAGACTTTTCAGCTGAATGGCCTAGTAATAGTGATAAAAAATACACTAAGCATGGTGAATGGGCATTTCCATGTTGGCCTCAAATAAATTTACAAGGTTCACCAATGACACCATACATATATGATAGTAGACCTTCAGTAAAAGATATCGCAAAACAATTGAAAAAGGCACATTCATTAGGAAGAACAGAGTTAAAAAGAAGAGGAATTGTTGGTAGAGAATGGGCAATAGAAAACGGATTTAACTCAGAAGGAATGTGTAAAGCATTTGCTGATTCAGCAATTACTTGTTTTGAAAACTTTAAAGGTAGAGAAAGATTTACAATTATTAGTGCTGAAGACACAAATATAGTTTATCCTGATGGTATAATTTTTAGCGATATAGATAAAGGAGAATAGTTATGAAGAAAATATTAGTATTTCAAGGCCCAGTAAGTTCTAGATCCGGTTATGGAGACCATGCAAGAGACTTGGTTAGAGCTTTTATAGCAATGGATAAATTTGATGTAAAAATAGTTGATTTAAGATGGGGAGATTGTCCAAGAAATGGATTAACACAACAAGATACAGACCTTGTACAACGTTTTTTCAGAGGAAAGATGACAACACAACCTGACGTTTTTGTTCAGCTATCGGTACCAAATGAATTTAATCCTGTTGGAAAATATAATATAGGAATAACAGCTGGTATTGAAACTACACTATGTGCAGCACCATGGATTGAAGGTATGAATAGAATGGATTTGAATATTGTACCATCTGAACATGCAAAACAGGTATTTTTAGCAACTAATTATGATAAGATGGACCAAAGAACAAATAAAAAGGTTGGAAAACTAGAATGTGTAAAACCTATAGAAGTTCTATTTGAAGGAGCTGATTTGAATATTTGGAATAAAACAAATGAAATATCAAAATCAGTTATTGATAAACTATCTGATATTCCAGAAGACTTTTGTTATTTACATGTAGGTCACTGGCTACAAGGTGTAGAAGGACATAGTAGAAAAGATACTGGTGGATTAATAAGAACTTTTTGCAATACATTTAAAGGTGGTGCATACAAGAAAAGACCGGCATTAATATTAAAGACAAGCTCTGCAACCTTTAGTGTTATTGATAGAGAAAATATGTTAGCAAAGATTAGAGCAATTAGAAATAGTGTTCCAAATGCTCCAAATGTATATTTAGTACATGGAGATATGGATCCTTCTGAGCTAAATTCTCTATATAATCATCCAAAGGTAAAGGCACATGTTAGTTTTACAAAAGGAGAAGGCTTCGGTAGACCTTTACTAGAGGCTAGCTTAAGTGCAAAACCAGTAATAGCAACAAATTGGTCAGGTCATACTGACTTTTTAAAGCATTCAATAAAATTACCTGGACAATTGCAAAAGGTACACCCTTCAGTTGTTTGGAAAGATATAATATTAGAAGAGTCTCAATGGTTCTATGTAAACTATAGTTATGCAGGAAAAGTATTAAAGGATGTCTTTAAGAACTATAAAGCAACACTAGAGAATGCTAGAAAACAGGCTCACTATAGTAAAGAAAACTTTAGCATAGAAAAAATGAATGCAGACTTTGAAAAAATTGTTTCAAAGTATATTCCAGAAGAAGTAGAATTCAAAATGCCAAAACTACAGGCAATAAAGAGCTAGGAAAATTATGAAAACAGAAATAACAGAAAAGTCACCGATAACTGGAAACGATTGCGTAATTGTAGAAGTAATCGATGGCAAAACATCAAAGATATGTATGGAATCTGGATATATGACAAACTCAGACTTTAATTTTGCCAACACTGATAAACTTGCAAAGTATGAAGAATCTATGCCAGAACTTATGATTGATACTAAATTAAAAGATGAAGACATTAGTCAGTTTTGGTACTTAACGTCTGTTCAATTTAGAACTGGAATGATATATCCACAACCAAGTGAAGTAGATG